TAAAGATTTTTTAGGTGTTTGTGTAACAGTGAGTGTAGTTGGTGATGTAATACTTTCTTGTACTGGTTGTGTAACTACAGCTTTAGGTGCTTTAACTGCTTCTAGTAAAACTTCCTTTAGCTCCTCTTGTATAGCCTCTCTAACAGCTTCTTTGATTATTTTTTTAAGTGCTTCGGTTTTCATTTTTGTGTTTGTTATAAATATTAAATTAATCTGCTTTTAAATCATTTGTTTGTATGTAATATACTAATTCATCTATTAAAATTTGATCATTAGAAGAAAATGAAGGTTCTCCTTCTAACATTATTACCCCTGCTTGGTTTCTTGCTATTGCTTTTCTACGTTTTAAACTACTATTAGTTGGTCCTTCTACAGGAATTACACTCATTATAAACCCATTTACATTAGTGATTACTGGGGATTGGGATGTTTGGGTAGCTGCTAGTAGATCATCTGTTAATGTTTCTTGAGGTAGTGCCCCTTCTATAGAACATCCTTCAATTAAACTATCTAAAGTTTTTAAATATTCAATGACTCGATTTAATATTTCTACAAGTAAAGTTAATAAAATTAAAGTAGCGGACGATATAAATTTATATTTTTTTAATTCTCTTTTTATAGCTTCAGTAGGTGAAGCATTTCCTCCAGGAGCAGAAGATAATGATGTTAATACTGGGATTAAAACTTGGGCTAAAGTTATTAAACCATCTACGACTTGTACTCCTACTCTTAAACCTTTTAAAAAGTTATAAATGTTATTTAAAATTTTAGTTAATCTATTTTTTTTTTCTTATTAATTCATTTAATTCATCTAAACTTGCAGGACAAGTAGCATTCATATCTCCATATTTTTTTCCTATAGCCTTAGAAGCTGCTGCTACCCCAAATGCAGCTATTAATGCTAAAATTTGAGGAAGTAAAACTGTTTTTAATTGTACTATCACCCTATTTATAGCTTGTTGTTTAGCTTGTTCAAAATCCATTTTAGATAACTGTAAAGTTCTAACTTGTGGAATTGTTAATGGTATTTCCATTTCGATAGCTTGTTTTAATACTATTTCTGAGGGTATTAATGGGGTTATTCCTAAAGTTGATTTTAATTCACCTTCTAAAGTAACAGGAATAACTGGGGTAGGTTCATAGTCTTGGGCTGCAACAGTTAATGTAAAAGGACTTACAAGTTTAAAATTTGGGTTTTTTAATTTTTCTTCTAAGGCTTCATTTTTAGAAGAACTTAAAGCTAATTCAACTAATTCTGGGGGGAGTACTTTACATTGACCCATTAATTCAAAATCACCATTTTCTTCAGAAACAGTTGACCAATTATTTTCGGAATCTGTTATATTAGCTCCCCCTATAGGTTCTTTAGTTGACATATCTACAACTTTACCTATAAACTTATAATCTGTAAAGAGGGAATCTTCTATTGGGGTTAAAACTAAAGTACCAAATCCTCCAACAACTTCATTTTCATCTGTAAGTTCTGCTAAATAAGAATTCATCTCCCTTAACATTTCTTCTGCAAGTTCTTGGTAATTATTACTTTTGGCATCTAACCCAAATTGTTGAAGTTCAGTATATCCTTTAGGAAAATTAGAAATTTCTCCTATAACGCCCATACCGTCTTCATAAATCTCAAAGTAAATTTTGCCTTTTAACTTACTTTTATTTCCATTAATGTCTTGAACAGAAGCTTTATAATGATATATTGGGGTATCAAACATTAAACTAGTTTAACTGTTTTAGATAAAATTACAGAATTACCATTTGAATCTTTTGAAAAATCATCTAATAAATTATCTAATGACATTTCTAAAGTAGTACAAACTGTAGATATTGTTGCATCTGCTGCAACAGTTCCTCCAGGCCATACTTGAGAATATTTTAATATACTTACTAATTGTTTTAAATTATAACAAAGATTATGTAAATCATTTCTTAAAGTTTCACCTTTAACTGCTGGTTCAATTGCATCTTTACTTCCTAATTTTATAGTAGTTCCTACATCTATAACAAAATTTGAAGGAGTATCAAAGTTAAAGCCTTTAATAGCTTCAAAACTTATGGTTCTTTGGGAACTTAATAATATATGGTCCGAACTAGCATTAAAAACTAGACGTCCTGAAGATATTATTACTTGGTTTTTTTTATATTGGGAAGGAATAGTTGGTACTTCTCCAAATCTTTGAGTATATGAAAAATACCTTTCACTAGCAACATTTATAGGTATACGTTGGTTAGAGGTTAAATATACAGATGATTGGTCTTTATTTATATCTTCTACTATGGGTTCCCATCCAGCATTAGATGAACTAAGAGGTTGTCCATTTCTTATAAGGGTAATAGGATTTCCATTTTTTCCATAATCAGACCAAGGATTAGAAGGTTTAGTATTTTTTGCTTTTGCCGTACTTCCTAATCTTATACTATTACCCCATCTACCTTCATATATAATGTCCCCCGCAAAAGGTAATAATGGGTGAATATTATTTCTTTCTATAAATGTATTTTGACTTGGGTTTGATGGACTATTTAAATTTATTTCTGTAGATTCATCGGTTACTCTCCTAACTGATCCTGCTATAGTTTGTTCATAATCTTTTTGTTGAGATGGAGGTAAATCTGAAGTATTTACTGGGTTAGGATAAGCATTATGATGGGGGTGGTTCCACAAACTTATCATATTCATATAATAATATGTTTCTTCTGAAACATTTTTTCCGATATCAGTATTAGGTAGTTTAAATATTAATACTAATTCATTTACTAAAGGGTAAGATGACATTTGGGGAAAAAAAGGTTTTGCATTAGCTATATCAGGATTAGATGCATTTACAATAGTAAAAAAAATAGTTCCTATGCTATTTAAACCCCCATAATTAAATATTTCAGGAAAATTAATATCTAATATTATATCAGTTACTCTACCAACTTTAATTTGATCACTTAAATTACTTACACTATCTTTTATGTGTTGAAGTCCTTCTATTTTATTTCCAGCAGGAATCTTTGTATTAGCTGATAGCCCTTTATTAAATCCCATTAATCTTCTTTTTTAGGTGGTAATTGTAAATTATTTATTTCTTTAAGGAGTTGTTCTTTTTCTGCTTCTGAAATGCCAAATCCATTTTCTTCAGTACCTTCGTTTGCGAATATACGTTGGAATATTGTAGCAACCTTAATAAGTGCTTCATCATTTTTAATGCCTAATTCCATGTATTCTTTAATAAGTGGCACAATCATTGTAGCATCACCTATATCACTGATTAATGGTTTAAGCTCATTGATTAATGCGCTAATTTGAGTTTCTTTTTTCTTTTGATTATCGTAAATTTCTTTAAGTAAATCCGAGTATGATTTTTTACCGAATATATTTTTGTCTAAATGGCTCATAGTTATACATTTTGTTCTCGTATAAATATGATTAATTAAGATCTTTCAAAATCTATGTAACCCGTTTCTAGGTAAAAAACATAACTACCCTTAAATAAACCATATAATTTAGTAGCTATTTTGGTAATTTTAGGTGTTTTAACTTCTAGACCATGAGCAGCCATTATTTCTCGTATGTAAATATATAAGGCTTTTTTATTAAATATTTCTAAATTTTCTCTTTTACGAAATAATTCTAGTATAGCATCTGCTACTTTAGCATCATTACCCTTAGGGAAAAAAGTATCAAATCTATCTTCTACATATTTAATATAACTATCTATAAAAATAGATAATTTATCTTTTTCTTTTTCTTCACCCATTTGGTATGAATAGTTATCATCCTTAAATAATTCATCTACAGGTGCTGTTTGTATACGTTTTTTATAATTTTTTGTATTATATACTATTAACCAGTTTTTTGTTATAGTACCAAAATATGAATATGCTTTAGCCCCATTATCTGGGTTGAATAAATGTAACTTTGAAAGTAAAAATGTTATTACCTCATGTTGTAAATGTTCTATTTGGTCTACTTCAGTGTAATAAAATTTAAAAGTATGGATTATGTTTTCTGTTAATTTAAAAAAAGCATAATGGATTTCATCTCTATATATATTACTTCTTATTTCTGAGTTTGGTTCATTGTTATATCTAACAATAGCGTTTTCGGTATCTTTAGTAAAGTAGTTTTTACTCTTAGGTCTTCTTTTCTTAGCCACAGTAATCATTTTATTTTTCTTAACTTGAAATCATTCAAGATATCCTGAATGCCTTGGATAGATTTAAAGAAAAACCCAACCTCATCATCAGATTTAAATGTACCTGCACGGTCTATTTCTTTAAGTTTTTTATCCGACGCTTCTATTGTTCTAGAAATTTTATCTAAATAGTCTAAATACCCAGCTAAAACTTCTTCTTGAGTATCTAAAATATCCTCTTGTTTTTCATTTTTACGGAGTAAGTTAAAAGTAGTAAATCCAAAGATTACTACTAATACTGATAAAACTGAAATGGTAATTACCTCTATCATAAACTATCTAACATATTTTTTAAACCTTCACTTTTAATTGAACCAAGTGCTTTAGTTTTTACATCTAATTTTTTTACTTTAGGTTCGTTTGGAGTTTTACCTTTAAATTTAGGTAACCACTCTTTTTCAAACTCAATTCTTGCTGCCATCATATCTGCTTGATGTAGTATAAAGGGTAAAGAAGTTCTTGGTTTAGTTTCTGGCATATATGATTTTAAATATTTATCATTAGCAGGATCATATAACCCATCATGAGTTTGAATTGCAACCATTTCATTAAATGTATACTTAATATTATGATCTTGGAGCAAAAATAAACCTCTATCAGGAACAGCAGCGAATGCTATTTTTTTATTATGCATATAATCTTCACCTAATTTATCTTTTCTCCATTTATCGGTTTGGGGGATATAAGATTCATGTTCTTCATCACCCATCTTACCTAGATCATGGTTTATTGCTGAAAATACTAATTCTTCAATAGTAAATGTAGATCTATCCATTTCAAATTCACTCCACACATCATATATTTTAAGAGATGCATCAACAACTCTATTAACATGATCAACATAACCACCTGGGAATGCTGAATGGTATTCCTTTTTATGAGAAGCAGGCATCATTGCTATCCTTTCCTCAAATTTGTTATAAAAATCAAGTAATAGCTGTTTACGATCTCCTGTAATATATTTTTCAATATTAGATAAGAATTTATTCCAATTTGATTGAATTTGTTCTGCTGTTAAAACCATTAATCTTCTCTTTCTATAATATCCATTAAATCCTGGATGGTTTCTGTAATTTCTCTCTGAGTAGCATTAATAGCATCTTTAGTTCCTCCTCTATGAATGTTAGTATCTAATTGTTTTAGCTGTCCTGCTAATTTAGAAAGACGTCTTTGTGCTAGTGATTTATTTCTCATCATAACTTTATTTGTTTATATTAGGCGTTCGTGATATTACCGTGTGTCACCTTGTCACACTTTTTTTATTATACTTTTTTTCAAACCCCGTGATGGGAATATACAATGTTAAGATTTCAACTCCAAACTACTTTCAAGATATTTTTGAATTTTCATAAGAAAAGCACATTTTTCATATTCTTCTGTATCTTCAAAATAGGATATTGATAATTTTACTGAGGTTTCTAAATGATCATCGTGTTGAATTCTTAAACTACCTTGCCATATTTCATCATCTATCAGACAATCTTTAATATAACCCCAGGCTCTATGATGTGCTATATATTCTCCCATATCTTCCATTCCTTCCATTCCATAATCATCTTGGGGAGTTTTAAACATATTGATAAGTTTCTTTTGAAATACATGCTGATTTAATATTATTTTTTTAAACATTCCAACTTTATAAGTTGGGGTTTTCTCAAAATCAGCCATATTAATGGTAGAAGGTGGCTCATCAGTGTATTTTTTAGGGTCACCTCCAAATAGATTAAATATGTGGTTAATATTCATGTCCGTAATAAATATAGTACTATTACAATACATGCCAAATTAAATTAAAGAAAAAAACGCCATATGTGACTTGGATATGACTAGAGGAAATTAACTTCTAAATTCTTTACTTAATTGTTCCAATGCAATGGAATATTCTACTTGTTCTAACTTTGTTAGTGAGGCATACCATTGTGGGAAATTCCCTCCTTCAATTTCTAGTAATTCTTGTTTAATATTTCTCATTATATGTAATTTTTACCGAGTTTTTCAATTGCCTCTTGTGCTTCAATAAGTGGTATATCAAAAAATTCCCGTTGTTGATTCACGCGGTAGGTTGCTAATTCTTCGTGGACTTCATGTTCTAATTGCTCGCCATTAAAGCATTGAAATGCCCATTCTACTTTATATGGTAATGCTACACCAGTGGAAGCACTAATTTGTTTAGCTCTAACCTCAGGTTCATTTTTTGTATAACCTATTTTAAATATATTAGGTAGTGTTGGGTTTGATAATATGTAAACCCATTGATCAGCTTCACCACGGTTGGAATATATGTCTTTACGTCTAGAGGTATAATATGTAATTAAATCCCATCCATCTTCATCTTCTGTTTTAGTATAAAAACGAATAGGTGAATCTATTAAATCTTCATCTTTACTAAAATACTGAGAGGCTTGTTCTACTGTTATTTTTTTAATTTTAGCTTTAGACATTAGCGTATTTTTTGGGATATTAATGCACGAGCTTTAGTTACTTCGCTCTCTACAATTTTATTATTATGTTTTGGTGAAACTTTTCGATTAGTTCCGTAAGCATATAACGGACCTTCATAATCTTTACCTTGTATTCTTCTTTTACCATCAAATGATCTAAAATCGTTTGGGGTAACTCGATGCCATCTTGATAATCCTGGCATGTATATTTCTAAATGTTTAGCTTCATTAAAGAGATATTCTATTTTTTCTATATAACCTGTTTTTTCCATTAAGAGTTTGGGGTAAATATACGAAAAATTTTACTATAATCCAAATCTTTCTTTTTGAGCTTGATAGTTTTGGAGGACTTCTGTTGAGGATAATGTTTTATTATAAACTTGGACTGGACCTATATTACCATAAAAATTATAATTAGTTCCATCATAAATTGCTTCACCGATTTTTGACTGTGGGTTAGCTGGTGTTCCATTCCAACTTCCTTCATTATCCAGAGTTTCATCTACTCCGTTTATATATATATTTGTTATTGAGTTAGTTGATTTTACAACTACTACATGATACCAAATATTAATAGATATAGTTTGTAAGCTTCTTTGCCTAACACCGACCGCGGTAAGAGCCTGAATATTAGACTGCCACAACCCTATACTTAAAAGATCAGATGTGCCACCTGTAGGAACCATTGTAAAAATGCCCCCATCATTACTTGGGGATAATGTATCTCTTTTTATCCAAAGCGAAATACTTTTATTTTCTGTAATATCTATCTGGGTTGATAAATTAATAAGATCATCGGATCCATCAAAATTCCAACTTGAAGTTAAAGGACCCTCAAAAGTTGCACCTGATATACTACCTGTTGGAGTTAAAGAACCACTTGCTAAATTAAATGTATCCGCACCTGATCCTAGGTAGGATTTTTTATACGCGGGATCAACATAAAATATTAATCCATCCGTAACAATATTATTGTTTATTTGTCCTGATATGCCTGTTTTAATACCTGCCATTATAATCCAAATCTTTCTTTTTGAGCTTGGTAGTTTTGTGTGATTTCTGTATTAGATAAAACTCTATTATAAAGTTGAATCCCAGAAATATCTGCATTAAGATATCCTCTATATGCACCATTATAATATCTAGCCCCAATGGATAGGTATTGTAACCCCATAGCTGTAGTACTTCTACTTCGTGAATTTTGTTGTTGACCATTTATATATACTTCTATAACAGAGGTACTTATAGTTACCCCTAAATGTGCCCATACCCCAAAATCTACAGAAGTTGTCATTTGATCTACTTGATAACCAATTCTACCAGCTCCTTCAACATTTAAATGTTGCCAGTTACCACTATTATAACTCATCATATCTATATTTATTCCAGTTGAATAATCATTTCCATTTTCAGCATTTCGAGCACTAAAAAAACCCTTATATCCCCCAGCATCTGATAAAACTTTTACCCACATTGATATAGAAGCTTCATCAAAGGTAGTAAATGTGCTTGGAGCTATTATAATCTTATCATCTATACCATCAAAATTAAAACTTGAAGTAGGGTTTGTTCCATACCATATAGCTCCATCTATTGTAGCATCTAAAGAACCACTGGCTAAATTAAATGTAGTAGTACCTGATCTTGGGTATGATTTTTTATAAGCAGCATCATATGATAATACTAACCCATCCGTAACAATATTATTGTTTATTTGTCCGTTTATACCCGATTTTATACCTGCCATGGTTATAAATATTTAGGCAAATCTCCCTTTTAATGCGTTGTAGTTGTGTAAAACTTCGTTTGCTGATAAGGCGCGGTTGTAGATTTGTACTGGGCCTATATTTCCATTATAATTTT